GCCCGGGCCGGCGAGGCCCAGAATCGCGCCGGCGAGGATCCGCTCGCGGTTGGCACACTGCGATGGCGAACGGGCGCTCTCGTCGGTCTGGGGATCGTCGATGAGCACGAGCGACGGCCGGACGCTCACACCGTCCACACGCTTGTGCTTCATGCCACGGATGCGGCCGGTGATCCCGGCCACGCGGATGATTGCGCCCGACGCCACAGATCCAGCGATCGTTGGGAGCACGATCTCCCGGGCCGTCCAGCCGATGTGCGTCTGCTTGCCCTGGTAGAGCTGGCCTGACGCCCGCTGGTGGATGCCTTCGAGCGAACGGATCGGATGGCAGACCTCCGGGAAGTCGGCCCCGAGGATCTCGCTGTTCTCCAGCTCCGCTTTGATCGATTCGAGCATGCCGGCCGCGTGCTCCTCGTCCGATCCGACGCCCCGCACCCCCAAGATGTCCAAGAGCGCCGCCCGCGCCGAGGGAGCCGCCAAGACGGATCGCCTCCGCAAGGCCGCGCTCGCCGAGATCAAGGACCGCTTGGACGGGAAGCCCGCTACCCCGGAGAAGGGCAAGGGCAAGAAGGCCGTGAAGCAGGCCAAGGCCCCGAAGCCCGCGAAGGAAGCCAAGGCCAAGCGCGTCAGCGCCCTCGACGCCGCAGCGCAGGTGCTCGCCACGTCCGAGGTGCCCATGCGGGCCAAGGAGATGATCGCCCGGATGGAGGCGAAGGGCCTCTGGAAGAGCCCCGGCGGCAAGACGCCGGAGGCCACGCTCTACGCCGCGATCATCCGGGAGATCGCCGCCAGGGGGCCTGACCCATGGCCGCCACGCCCCACCGCGAAGCTCAACTCGAGGCCGTGCTTCAAGCCGCCCTCTACCTGCTTGGCGCACGCCAAGACCAGATGCTCACCATCGAGGAGTGGACGGACCTCGCGCGGGCTGTCGCAGCATGCCAAGAGCGCAAGACGGCCGACTACCTCACCGAGCACGACCTCGAGGACATCGCCGAGCGCTACGCCCTTGAATGGGACGAAGCGACCGACGGGGCTCTGCCCACGCTCGACGAGGATTGAAGCGGCCATCACGCGCCGCTCCCCGCCGCGACTTTCTTCCGGGTCGCGGCTTTCTCTTCGGCCACACCCTTGGCGTGAAGACGTTCCGCCTTGCGGCCCGTGAACTTCTCCCAGCGCTGCACGATGACATCGCAGTAGAGCGCGTCGAGCTCCATGAGGAACGCCCGCCGCCCGGTCATCTCCGCGCCGATCAGTGTGGAGCCGCTGCCGCCGAAGAGGTCGAGCACGTTTTCGCCCGGCCGCGACGAGAACTCGATCGCGCGTCGTGCGAGTTCGACGGGCTTCTCGGTGAGGTGGACCATGCTCTGCGGGTTGACCTTCTTGATCGACCACGTGTCGGGCACGTTGGCGGGGCCGAAGAAGCGATGCGCCGCGCCTTCCTTCCAGCCGTAGAAGCACCACTCGTGGTTGCCCATGAAGTCCTTGCGCGTGAGGACCGGGTGCTCCTTGATCCAGATGATCGCCTGCGCGAAGTAGAGCTCGCAGCGCTTGAGCACGGGCGGGTAGTTCCCGCAGTTGGCGTAGCCGCCCCAGATGTAGAACGTGCCGCCGGGGATCAGCACGCGGGTAATGTTCCCGAACCACGCCGCGAGCAGCCGGTCGAACTCATCGTCGGACACGAAGTCGTTGGCGAGCGGCCGGTCCTTGGCCCGGAGCTTCTTGTGCGTTGCGCGGCTCTTCTCGGGGTAGCGGTTGAGGTCGGCGCTCTGCTGGTCGTGCTGGTCGGCCTTGCCCGGCAGCGCAAATGAACTCAGGCCCGCGACGATCGCGTTGTTGCTCCGCGGTTCGACCTTCACGTTGTACGGCGGGTCCGTGTTGACGAGATGGATCGGCTGGCCATCCAGCAGCCGGTCCAGGTCTTCGGGCTTCGATGAGTCGCCGCACATCAGGCGGTGGTTGCCGAGCACCCAGATGTCGCCGGGCACGGTCGTCGCGGCGTCGGGGGGCGCGGGGACATCGTCAGGATCGGTCAGGCCTTCGTTGCCGGCGGGAGCCATGATCGCTGCGAGGTCTTCCGCGCTGAACCCGAGCACGGCGAGGTCGAAATCCACGCCCTTCAGGTCGGCCAGCTCGATGGGGAGGAGTTCCATGTCCCACGAGGTCAGGGACGCGACTTTGTTGTCGGCGATGCGCAGCGCCTTCACCTGGTCCGGCGTCAGGTCGGACGCGCGGATGGTCGGCACCTCCTTCAGCCCGAGCTTCCGCGCGGCGCGCAGCCGCGTGTGCCCGGCGATGATCACGCCGTCGCCGTCGATGAGGATCGGGATCTTGAAGCCGAAGGCCTGAATCGACTTGGCAACCGCATCGATCGCGGCGTCGTTGATGGTGCGAGGGTTACGGTCGTACTCCTTGACCGCGCCGATGGGAAGCATCTCGATGTTCACAGCGATCTCCGTCGTGGGCACCGGCGAGGGCGCGGCGCATGGGCGTCGTGGTGGCCCGCCGCGCACGCGGCAGGTCATGGATCGCTGGATCGCTGGTTGGCGGGTTCGCTGAATCGCTCGGGCGTCAGGCCCATCCGGGGGCGGCACACCGCCCCGATTCCCGCCCGCTACGGGCCGCGCCCGTTCGCCACGGGTCCGCCCACGTTGGCCCACGTCGCGTTCTTGGCGGGGCGGCGTACCAACCCCGCCACCGGGCGTGCCCGCGCCCGGACGGGCGAAACAAACTCTGTCGCCAAGCGCGGCTGTTCCCGCGGGCGTAGCAACGCGACGCGGGCGGGGAAGTACCTACC